TGAGTTTCGCGGCACTATTTACCAATGCATTATTGAAGGCGTAACAATGTCTGCAACACCAGCCGGCGCAAGGTTCACTTTCTATTTATCTGGCGCAGACTTAAACCAATATTTAATACTTGACGACCTATTTTATGGCAAACTTAACTCAAACAAATTGGGGTACTAATGGCAATTAAAACTTTTACTACTGGCGAAGTGTTGACCGCTTCAGACACAAACACGTATCTATCAAACAGCGGGCTTGTCTACATCAGCACTACAACATTGGCTAATTCAACTACTCAGTTTATTGGGGCGTTTACAGATACATATACAAATTATCGTGCCGTCTTTTCTGTGACAGGTTCAGCCGGAAACGCTTTGTATATGCGCTGGCTTGTAGGTACAACCGTTCAGACTGGCAACATGATTAGTCAAGATATGTACATTGTTTATTCCGCTGGCACTTTCAACGCTGGCGGTCGAGCCGACCAATATGGGCAATTTGGCGCAGTATTTCCCACATACCCGAGCACTTTCTGTGTTGACATTTTCAGCCCACAAGCACCAACATATTCAAGTTACGGTTCACAATTAGCGACTGTCGGAGTTTCTGCCGTTGACGGTCGCATAACAGTTTTTGGTGGAAGAAACATAGCAACGACACAAATGACAGGTTTTGAGGTAACGACCGCAACCGCCGTCACAATGTCGGGAACGATGACTCTTTACGGATACCGAAAGGCTTAAAAATGACAACACCACAAGTACACGTACACAACATTGAAACAGGCGAAGAATACGACCGCGACATGACCCCAGAAGAACTAGCAGAAATAGAAGCGTTCAATGATTTGGCGGGTTAGTTTTGTGGCGCTTTTGTTTGCGTCAATCCTTATCGCATGCCAGAACCGCATCGAGGAACGGCCCTGCCCAATAACTAAAAACAAGGCTTTAAGCGCGTCAAGAGTAACCTCAGAAACACTGCCAACAGAGGCAAAAGCATGCTAAAAGGCGACCGCTACACGCCTAACGAGTTGAACGCTCGACTACGTTTCATTGTCGGGCTAGTCCTCGCCGGCATTCTTGCCCTGACTATGGGCTTCATGTTGTTTGGCTTACTGTTCGTTTACCAAGGCTCTGAGCTTTCACCCGTAGACTCAGAGTTTTTTAAGCTCATGTCGCCAGTTGTCATGTTTCTGACAGGCACATTGAGCGGCGTGATGATAGCCAGCGCCAACAAGATAGACGCAAACAACAACGGCATACCAGACGACCAAGAGGGAACCGATGAAAAGCAGTAAATACACCGTGACCACCACCGCACAAATAGTGGTGCCAGCCAAAAACTACAACCGCGAAATATACACCCACGTCATCGGCAACGGCATCGTCTACCTAGGCGGCTCAGACGTAACCATTGCCAACGGCACCTCGACAGAAAAACACACCGCCCCAACATCGTTTTTCGTACCAGCCGGCGAAACCATATATGCAATCGTTGAGTCTGCAACCGAGGACTTGCGCGTACTCGACTGGACAAACTGACATGTACACCACAATGAAAATCAAAATGCCCAAAGACCTAGCCGGCCACAAAAACGGGCAACTGCCCGATGAGCTGCTAGGACCAGTGCCAGGCGGCAAACTACACAAGAGCGCGGTACGCAGCTACAAACACATGCTGAACGCCGCTAAGGCTGACGGCATCACACTTAAACCAACATCTACAGTTGACACCTACAGGCCCTACAGCATTCAATACAACGCGTTCATGCAGCGTTACTCACCGAAACCCACAGACGACACCAGAGGCATTACACGCACCTTTGAGGGCAAAACGTGGTACCTGAAAAAGGGTATGGCACCATGCGCGGCACCCGACCCAACAGGCGTTAAAGGCTCAAACCACGGCTGGGGCCTCGCTGTAGATTTTGCTAACGCGTCCGGCAAAACATTTCAGTGGCTAGTCAAAAACGCCAATCGTTTTGGCTGGTACATCGGCACAGGCGACCCAAGCAAGCCAGGCTTCGAGTCATGGCATTGGGAATACGTCCTAGGCAACGTGTGGGCACCACCCACAGAAACCGTTACACCATAAGGCTTTTAGCCAAAAGACGCGCAAACACTTAATAAGCCCATTAGGGTTTTTACCTATCCCGACGAAAGGCAGAAACCATGAAACGACTACTTGGCGTACTCGCCACAGCTGCACTCTTAGTGCCGGCAACACAAACACAAGCAGCGGTAGAACCCGACTGCAAGCTCTACACCGCTTTAGCCCTAGAGGTCGGCTGGCATAAACGCGAAATACCACGCCTCATGCAAATATGTAAGCGCGAGTCAAAAGGCTTTGCGCGGGCATGGAACCAGCGCGACCCATACACCGGCAGTTACGGCCTCATGCAAATTAACGGCAGCAATAAACGGTTTCTTGTCGAGTCTGGCATTGTGCGTAAAGCCATGACTGAACTTTGGTCACCACGCAAAAACCTTAAAGCCGCTCTAGCCCTATTTAAGCGTCACGGTTGGGCACCATGGAAAGGCAACAGCGCGCCAAAAATTGTGGTACCGTACACCCGTTAGTTATTTTCAACCCGACTAGAAAAGAGCAATCATGGTAAACCCGACTGACCATTTAGACCAAGCACTAGCAAACTTGTGGGCGAACACTCGACCCAAAGCAACAGACGTGCTCATACGAAACCTGCGCGCACACGCTTACAGCTACGCAATGGACGACGCAGCATTATGCGAGGACCTACGCCAAGCCATCGGCCGGCTAGAACACCCCAGCAGTCTTGAACCAAAACAGCAGAGCATCATTGACCGCCTTGACGACATTGTGCAAGAACTGCACGACCTCGGGCATACGCAACTTGGTGGCGAAACCGACCAACTGCTCATCGCAATAGACAACGCATTGCGAGGTAAAAAGTGAGAACCATTGCAGGCATTTTTGCATTTGTAGGCGTTATGACAGTTTTTGGCTTGGTGACATTGTGGGCCGCTGACTGGATACAAAACTATGACGAAAGCGGCAGGTACGAGTAATGGCTTTTGACCTTTCCGAGTACGTAGACGTAAAGACACGTCTTAAGCAAGCCTTAGCGCTTTACCCGCAGCTGCGCATTGTCGAGCACCGACCAGAGATAACCCAAGTGGGCGACCAGTTGTTTATTGAATGCTCGGTCACTGTGAGCCGTGACCCAGATGACCCGATACCCGTAACCGCTTATGTCTTTGAGCCGTATCCAGGTAAAACCAGTTTCACTAGAAATGCTGAGCAAATGAATGGGGCCACCAGCGTTTTGGGGCGCGCGTTGGGCTACATGGGCCTGGGTATTGACAAGTCAATAGCAAGCAGCAACGAGTTACTCGGGCGTCAAGAGGCAGCAGAGGACCGCACCAAGGTAGTGAGCATTGCGCGACCAACCCCAGTGCTTGACAGCCCACGCGAAACGCCAACTTCAGTTATGGGGCCACGGTCTAAGCAAATAGGTGAGGCTCGATTATCGGCACGCGAACAAACACAGGCAAGCCAAACCGCACCACGCGAACATACCCAGCCTGCCAACGGTGGCGGCGCGACCCCAAACCAAATAAAAATGCTTACCCAAATGTGCGCAGAACGTGGGCTAGATTTTGACCCTGAAACACCCATGACTTACTCAGAGGCAAAAGACATGTTCTTAAACATCAAACCGATACCAAAGGTTAAATGATGAGCGCGGACAAATGGCGAGAAATAGCCGACGACCTTTACCAGCAGGTTTGTATTAACTTTTGCTGGCATTGCGGGCACGAAAGAACCCGAGAATGCAGCGCGGAAGAAGCAGTAACCCGTTACAGAGATGCGGTATGTGATGAGCAACGTTGACCAGATGCCGGCTGAGCAAGCACTTTGGGCGTACTCGAGCATGCTGTACGACTCACGCGAACAATGCGAAAGCCTGAGGCGCGAACTCAACATAATCATAAACCAGTACGAGGAAATGGCATCAGAACTTAAGTTTTGGAAACGCCAAGCAGAACTACTAGAAGCCATATTTATTGGGCGCGGCGATGCCGAATAACTACGCCGGCATGACCGAGGCCGCATTCTTGAAGCAAGTGTGCGCGGTAGCCAAGTTGCGCGGTTGGTTGATTTACCACGCCAAGCCGGCACAAGTTGGCGAACGTTGGGCAACACACTTTCAAGGCGACGCAGGGTTCCCAGACTTAGTGCTCAGTCACCCCACTGGCGGCCTAGTGTTCGCAGAACTTAAAGCCGGCCGTAACAAACAAAGCGACGCGCAGCTGCGTTGGCAACGGTACCTACTCGAAGCAGACTACGAGTGTTACTGCTGGTACCCAAAAGACTTAGACGCAGTTATTGCGCGACTGAGTGACATATGAGCAAAGTACTGGTAACACTTGATTACGAGGAATTAGAGTATTGCGCGATTAGTGGTGCGCGCCGAAACATACGCGCCATGCAAAAGGACCGCAAACCACGCCAGAGCACCGTTGCGTATGAAAAGCAACATTGGTGGCAGTCACACGTAACAGGCGTTATAGGCGAGTACGCAGTAGCCAAGTCATTAGGTGAGCATTGGTTAGACCTAGAGAATGACCGCGGCGGTTTTGACGTATTGAGTTACCAGGTGCGCAGCACAGAGTACCCAAACCCTAATTTGCGCATACGTAAAGGCGACGACGAAAACCACGTATTTATACTCGCCCAAGTCAAAAACAACAGAGTACTAATACACGGCTGGGCCACGGGCTACGAAATAAAAATGCACGGCACCCCACAGTATGAAAACTCGATATATCTAACATGCGAACAACTAAACGACATGTCACTCTTAATGCACCCAACTATTTACACAGCACAAGTAACCGAATGGGAAAGGCCTGATTACCAATGAGCCGTTTAACTGAAGCCGACCGTTTAGAGCTGCGCGCATTGTTCAGCCGCCTTGCCGACGTCCAAGCCGACCTAATCATCGAAGAACTAGAACACCAGCCCCAGCAAGGCAACGCCTTAAAGCAAGACATGTGGGGCTTAGAAGCGCGTCTAGCAGACATACACGCCGACGCCAACACTTAGCCATGCCGGCACAACTGAATAACACTCATGGCCACGTACGGGTTTGCACTGTGCTGGTAACACACGGAAACGTGGGTAGAGCGCCATGTCTATGAACTGGTGTGCAGCGTCTAAACGTCACAAATACGTATGGTGTCCGTCCTCAACTATGAAACAGCCGGCAGCCTCAGCTACTTGCTGGAAGTGTGGGGGGACGTAGTGCACAAGACTCGACAACAAGCCAGACAACAAGCCACGCAGTGGCGCGTTAGCCAAGCGATAGCGCGGGAGAAACAAACATGACAACAACACACAACGGCAAACAACGAGCCACCAGCGAGTTCAAGCGCAACAGAGCCAAACTACTGGCCGATGAACCAGCATGCCACTGGTGTGGAATAGCGCGAGCAACCGAAGCAGACCACCTCATTGAAAGCGACGCCGGCGGGACCAACGACATCAACAACCTGGTGCCGGCCTGCAAGCCATGCAATGCGCGGCGCGGCCAAGCGTATCGAGTACGCAAAGAGCGCGAAAACAACGGCGTACTAGAGATAAACACTCAGAGCGTTTTTTATGGAGAGCAACGGAAGCC